ATGTCCTCTTCTATACACTCGGCGCCGTATTGTATTTCAACAATTTGCACAGGCTCTTGTGTTTTGTTGCTCAACTGATGCCATGTGCCAACTGGAATGTGCAACTGCTGGTGTATCTCAAAGTCTTTTGTTAGCGTGGTAGACCACTTGGCGTCTTTTTGATATTTCACCGTAGCAACCCCTGCACTGACCATCCAGTATTCGTTTCTGTGAAAATGTCGTTGCATGCTGAGACTCTTGCCTGGTTCAACAGTGAGTTCTTTGACTTTTATACCAGGTTCTTCATGTAGAACTCTATAGTATCCCCACTGTCTTAGTGTTTTTGGACTTTTCCATTCCTCTAATATCCAGCTGCTGGAATTCTTTTTGTCTTCTCCGCCTATGCCAAAACAAAAACTCAGTCGAGAATTTTGCACGGTCATTTCAGGAATATTGATTTTGGTTCTATCGCCGCCATTGGCAAATACGATTTCATCGTCGGGAAAATTAGCTAGACAATCTTCTATGAATCTGCAACAACTGTTGTCTCTATCATATTCATTGTCAAAGGCCACACATTGATCTACCACAGCCAGTGCATCGACTAGTGCGGCTCTTTCTGAGAGTGGCATAAAACTGCGACCTTTTTTCCTTGATAGCCAAGCATCACTGTTAACGCCAACAATCAATCTATCGCCAAGACTTCGAGCCGATTCAAAATAGGACAAATGTCCACTGTGAAGAGGATCAAATCCTCCGGTGACTAGTACTGTACGCATGTGGTTATTTATTAAAGCTTCTTTACTTGAGCCTTGCTTCTGTCTACCCATTCAAGCATGAGATCTTGTTCTCGAGCATATCCATACTTTTCAATGCCAAGTTTGAGACTGTGGGGCAACAACCCAGTTTCTGCTAGATCATACCAGCTGGTGTCGCGCGGATGTCGCACTGGCTCGTCGGTGTTGTACACCAGTGCATTGATCCAACCTTGTTCCATATCAAGATTGAAATAGCCGCCCTTACTTTCCCATCCTGCCAAAGACAAGATGTGAATCAACTGAATCACAGTAAAGTTGTGTATACAGTGACTGACTTGATCGTATAGTCTAGTACGACCGAACAAGCGTATGTTTTGTGGTACACTCAGTATAAGCGCGCCGCCATCGTCTACAGTGTCTCTCCAGTAGCACAGTGCTTGATAGGGATTTTCCAGGTATTGCAGTGTGTTATGACACCAAACCAAATCAAATTTCCAGCTAGAATCAAACGGTTTTTCTATATCATGCTTTAGATAACGTGCATTTTTGTTATTTTGTGCAGCCTGGCAATGATCTACAATGTCAACACCTGTGACACGAATATTAAGCGGCGATGGTTCTTCGTCCCTAGTGGTTAGATTGCTCCACCAGTCTACGTCATGTCCAAGCGACCCACAACCGAAATCGGCCAGTGTGTCTATACTGCCAATAAAATCATCAAATTCGCGAAATTGATTTTTAAGTTGATCGCTGTGTTCACGACTTTGTTTTTCGGTAATGATCATACTTGAATATCTTCCATGCCGGCAGTTCGCAGACGCACAATGTGACCCATCTGCCACTGCTTGGTATCTAGACCTTTCATTACTCCTAGCCAACGATTCCTGAGCAGTGCAACCTCATTGATAATTGTTTCAAAGTCGATCACTTCGTCTTCGCCGTCTACATACTTTTCAGCGTCACGACTTGTGAGTGCACGATTGTAGTTCTCAAGATATTTCTGAAAATGGCGTCTACGTATTTTACGCAGTTGAATATTGAGAAAATTCAACACAGCTTCAATTTCTTGTAACTGGTTGAATCTATGTTCAGTGATCCCGGGCAGATCTTTAATATTGTTTTCTACATATCCGCTTACACGGCACTCTGCTTTTGCACTGTTTAACTCTTGGTTATAGTGCTCAATAAAATCAGGTATCTGACTCATGTCAGATGTAACCCGGGTATACCACATTATTCGTACTCGTCGTAGTAGTTTTCGTCCTCGTCGACTTCTTCATCGTCGACACCTAGACAACGCATAATATCACGGTCATCGTCAAATGCCGCAATAATGGTGTCTTCTTTTACTTCATGGTCTTTTAGTATAGTAACAACACTGGTAGCAGCTTCTTCTCTGTCCACTTCTGGTATGTATTCTTTGATTACAGCATAAATTTCTGCCACTGCATCGATATTAATCATTTATGGTTTCCTCTGATTCTACTGGAGAGTCTGGCTCCAGAATTTCAGAATTACTTATGTCTTTTTCTACAAAATCCATCATCAATTGATCTAAACAACCATCTGTGTTTGCTTCCCAGGCTTTGCGAAACTGCTTGATTTCCTCACCATCAGCGGCAGTGTAACGCAGTCTGTTGCCGTCCTTTACCAATAAGCCTTTCTTTTCTGCCATGTCCACAAGTCCACTGTAAGGATTCATGCCTGATTCATATGGAATTTTAACCTGTACACCTTCAAAGGGCTTGCTATAGCGTGTTTTCATAACTTTACAAGCGGCACGAATACCTCGCACATCAGAAATCTTGTTGCCGTCCTCATCTTCTTTGAGTTTCAACTTTTTCATTGCTACAACAATGCTCGAAGCATACACAAAGCCTTGTCCGCCTGAGATTTTATCATCTGGATCAAACATGTCTTGGCTAGCGTATGTATGGTTTGTACATACCATGCCTACATTGTAACTGCCGAACATGTTTACACAGTTACGTACAAGTGCTGTCAGTGCCTTAGGCTTGCGTCCTAGATCGCCTTTGAGATCTCCTGAATCAAACTGATTGATATCAGTAGGAGTCAACAGCATGCCCAATGAATCAATAATAAACAGCACCTTGGGACGCTCTTCTAGGTCCAGTTTTTTAAAGTCGCTCATGAATGTCGAAATAGTTTTAGCAACATCATCAATCATTGCCATGCTCAACTTCAATAATTTGTCTTCGCTGGTGTCGACGCCCAGTGCTTGCAACCAAGATTCGTCTAGTGCGTTTTCACTGTCGATCATTACAACAAAAATGCCTTGTTCTTGTGCATGACGTGCAATGTTGCCTGACACAAAATAACTTTTACCTGCGCCGGATTCGCCAGCAAACACTGTGACTTTACCAAGAGGCACGCCACGATTAAAATCACCAGAAATCAGATAATTCAAAGCATAGTTTCCTGTGCTGATCCAATCTGTAGGATCGTTAAACCCAATGCTGAGTCCATCAATGCTTTTGGTGATGTCTTTTCTAAATTTACTTACATCAAATGGTTTGGCCATGTTGCCTCCTAGTTTATCTTTACAAGTTTAACAAACAGTTTATGCATTGTCAATCTTGAATCCTAATTGATTTTTCCAACTGCGTATATCTTTGCACACAGTAGTCTGCCACTGGGCATGCAATTGCTTTACATACTGCATGCTGTCTTCTGTATATGTTAGATTTAATTGATTGGCTAAGTGTTCAATATGAGACACAAAGTTGTCACTGAACATGTTTTTAAGCGGAAACATAACATCAGCACGTTTTGCTAGTTTGCTGGCTTGTAACAACCAGTCCACTGTGATATAACTGTTTTTATACAGCGCATTTAGCAAACACCATTCTAATTGATCTTCTGGATCGATATAAATCACAGTTTGTTGATCTTCTTTTTTTACAAAGCCTTGTTCAAGAACCGACTGATCAGGATGACTGTACCATACACGATTTTGTTCGGCAACGTCCATATCCCAACCACGATAGGGTATTGCTTGAGATTCGAAATCTTTCCAATTTCTATCCGAAAACTGATTCTCTGTTACAGTGTTATAGTTTAACAACGCCCACTTGTCTTCTGCACTCTTAGGAATACCGTGAGTTCTATCTGCGAAACACACAGTATCTTCAGCAAACTGCAAGCATCTTGATAAAAAATTACCAGCCGCACCTGGTACAAAAATTATCCAAATATAGTTTACTGCCATTGGTCAGCCACTTGCTTTGCCCAAAGATGCATACAATCAGGCTCTACATGAAAGTTGTCTGCCATTAAGCCATTGTGTTTAACAGCGTATTCAAACGGAGAAAGATCAATATATCTGGTCCAATCTACACCAGAGTACAATCTATGTGCAGGGTCCAGCCAGCCAAACTGCTGTTGATTACTTTTATCGTGAATATCCGCAATAAATGAAAAACGATAGTCAATTTCC